CCTGTTCATTACTAGTCCAATATATCCTATCAAATCTAAAGAGATTCGCTTTATGTTATTGTTTTTACAGCTTAAAGCCCATCTCTCTACCATTCTGCTTACTTCACTATCAAGAAAATCAAGTGTTTCTGCTGGTAATTGGATCTTGTGTCTATTGAAAATTTCTCTAACTTTTGTTTTTTGCAGCATCTCTTCTCTTCTTTCTTCTATCTTTAATTTCTCTCCATATAACTTCATATATAAAAATAAGAACCACAACTTGTATTGCAACAAAAAGTTCAAATAACAATATTGTTTTCATGTTTTCCTTTCTAGAAAAAGAGAGAGACCACGCTTAACTGCCTGTCACCGAAACAGTATTAACGGATGGTGGTTTTAGCCGTCAACTCTCTCTTTTATCTATTATCTTACGATTCTGCTACTGGAGTTAATTCCTTCAGTGCAGTTAATTTACGCACACATTTTTCATTTGTCTGTAAATCAGCCCAAGAATTGATTTTGGTATCATCTTTTCCACTATTCCAGAATGTATGAGTACAAGCTTGTGTCATGTCCCACATGGTGTGATTATTTCCATTAGCTGGTGCTTCTGTAATGAATCTATCCACAACTTTTCCCCATTGTGTATAACCAAGCACATCTTTACTTAAATGATGTCTTACAGACTTCAATTTATCAGTTGTATCAACATTGATATTGTTTAATCTATCAAGATTATCAACTAACTCTGGCATTGAATCAGCAGCATAAATAATTGATTCTTTAGCTTCACCTAAAACTTCAGCCCAATTAGAATTATTAGGCGTATGTCTGAAACGAAACTTATTGAACCATTGTCTATGTACCATTCCATTAAGGCATGATAATACATTGACAAAGATCTCAAAAGATAATGAGCATGTCATATCATATGCATTACGCCACATCAGTCCCATTGCAACCTTGTCTCCTACCTTTAATTCATGAGTGGCAAAACCATTATCACAAATCTGAGTCATCATGTACTTGCTGCCATCAAAGATCTCCTTACCTGTTTTCCAACTTCCTGGTAAACTTGATACAAGAGCATCTGAAAACTCTTTGACTTCTGCATTTGGAATTAACATAAACTGTTCACTTACAACACCACATTCATAAGGTTTATTGTATATCCCGTCTTTAGTCTCATATGGCACTTCCATCTTTATGGAGTACATTTTCGACTGCATACCACCATCCTCAGTGAATAATGGTACCTTCTCTATTGAGGTATAAGGCTCGAATGTATTCATTCGTTACTCCTTTGTTTTAAACCACTGACAAATGGTTTTGTTACTAAACTCACTCCAGGAATTGTCTTTCCCTGTTTTAACTCTTGCAGTATCCTCTTCTTATCCAATCTTTCTTCCTGTACAAGAATAAAATACTCTTTAGGAATTATGCTTTCATCTTCAACATTTACTGCACCACTTGAATTTCTAATCTTTACTGGATTAAATACCGAATGTTTAGGAAGACTGCCTACAGCTTCATGGTTGTTTATAACCAACTTCTTAACATATTCGTTATCTTTTCTGATAGAATTCATAACAGCTCTACATTTATCAATGTGTTCTTTTATCATGCTTACTTTTCTGTCATTATCTGTGTATAGCCAGTAAATGCCATCTTCTTTATCAAATAATTCAACAAATAAGCTTTTAATTTGAACCTCTCTCTCCTCTGGGTCTAGCATATCCAGACCCATTTGAAGTTTCATGATATCTGTAGATATTTCATGCATTTTTCTCTTCTTCATATTATCCTTCCATTCTTTCTTTGATCAACATCAAGTCTACAGTTGAGTCTTTCTTGCTCTCTATTCTTTAGAGTAATAAGCTCAAGATGTTCTATAGATCCACTAGCCCCTCTAATTGGCTTTAATGCTAGTATCTTATTTGCATTATAGGATATCCTGAATGATCCTGAAGGACTTGCTATATCTACTCCAGATTTAAAAGCTTCCTTGGATAATTCCCATATTCCTATTACAATACAATTTAGATCTTTAGATAGATTCATTATTCCTTCAGAAATATCTTTATCCTTTGATATCTCGTCTCTGAACCTTGATTTCATTAATCCACAGTGATCTATAAATATCACTTCAGGCTTAAAATCAATAACATCAAGCTTTTTTCTTATCTCCCATGGAAAACATGGTTCAAATTCAAACTCAATATTCTTCATCTCAGGCATTCCATTCTTACCAGTTTTATAATGTTCTACTAGAGATTCTTGATTCCATCCATTATGAATCATTGATATCCTTTCCATCACTTGTCGTCTAGACATCTCAAATTCCATGAAATATGACTCCTTCTTGAATGCAAGCAACCAATTTAATATTAACATTGACTTCATTGATTCTGGTGGAGCAGTGATAAGTATGGTCTCACCTGGATGTACAGGAAAACTCTGATCATATATACTACCTATGTCAAGAGGTTCCTGATTAGATGAATAGAAAGTTATAAGTTCTTTCTCAAGATCACTTATATTGTAGCTGCTAATAGACTTCTTAGACTTGTACAGTTTGCATTCTGGCGAACACAATCTATCTTTTATCTCCGAATTACATCCAAAGTTGTATCCTTCACCATTATTAGCATTATATACTGAATCCACTATCTTTTCCATCTCACTTTCAGTAAACGGATTTTCAGCTGAAGATATCTTTACTCTCCAATACTCCATAAATATCCTTACAGCATCTTCTGGAAACCTAATTCTCAGATGAGAACCAAGAGTTAAAGCTGCCTTATGTCTAAATCCGTATGGAACATTCTCCATCATCTTTTGGATACATATGTAGTTATTAGATATTGATGTTCTACCTTGAGAAGTAAACTTTGCTTTCGGAAGAGATTTTGTTACATCAAATGAAGGGTTTGTATCTAATTCTTCAAAAATGAAGTTATCTCTTGGTTTAGCAGCATTTAAATCCAGCCAATGTTCATCTACATCTGCTATTTCAGACCGTTTAAGCGGTACTTTCCAATATCCTGAATGAATTTTCAAAGTATTTGGTACTCTGATTAATCTCGTTCTATCTATTACAAGTGGATCTGCATAATCATAAATACCTTTACTCTTCAAGACATGCTTAACTTTTAAATGTAAATCATTACAAGGTTCCCATCTGAAAGCAGAACCTGAAATATGTACATGAAAGCCTTTTTCTCCAGAGAAATAGACTTGTACTGGTATAGACACTTGAGCATCTTCTAATAGATTTAGTAATGCAAATGTCAATTCCTTGGCCTGTTTTATATTTGCACCATCAACATCAAATATAAATTCATCAGGCATGTATAGCTTTCCTCTATATCCAGATAATGTCTTCTTGGTCTTAACATGTTCAACTACTTCTTCATCATAGTCCCATAAGGACATAAATGTGTCAGATGAAATGTTATAAAATGAAGAAATCTGGCTTGGAGGAAAGAAATGATGGCGATTGGTAAGCGAAAACGCATACTCTTTTAATATCATAACTTATGTCCCCTTAATAACCAGACTGAATCTGTTCTGGTTGTTTGTTCTTTAACATCAATTACTCCCTTTTCTTTCATATCCCTAAAAACTCTATCATATGTGGAAGGGGATCCTAATCTTCTACCATATAATCCAACACCTCTTTCTGAGAGACCTTGTATATCTCTAGTACGAAATCCCAATTTTCTGTTATTCCAGTACCACTTTATCATAGCTTCTATATGTTTCCTAACTGTAGGCTTTAACATTTTTCCTCCTTACATAAAAAAAGGTTGATAAACATCAATCTAGACTGACATCTATCAACCTTTAGTGTTATTTGAAAGCTAGAATGGTGCTTTCTCAGGAGGATCTGTCACACTTTGTGCAGTAGCATCCATTGAGGTTTTAGTTTGTCCATTCGTTGCTTGCCAGGAACTAAGACTCCTTTCGGAACGAGTCTTCCAAAAAGATACGTCTTTCTCTGTATATGACAATTCATCTGTCTCCATCATAACTGGAGCTGGTTCACGCCATATACGGGCATATTCACCATCTCCTGTATTCTCTCGGTAGAATAGAACATTAATTTCTTTTCCACTGAGATTTTCTGTATCATCATCATACTTTATGACTGGTTTACCAGATCCATTATCAATGACTTCAAGTATACCAGCATTAGCAAACCTAAACCAATTAGAAATTCTAAATTCCTCTTTGGTAGTCTTGTTAATGGTCTCATATACACGAGCATTCATATTATCTGGATAATCCTCGAACCAAATATCTACAAACTTATTACCATTGTAGTTATCATATTTGGCATTCTTTATGGTTAACTGTTTCCAACCAGCTTCATAATCTGCACCACCAGAGCCAATTGTTACTGTTTTAATTGCCATTTGTTTCTCCTTTATTAATTAAAGTAGCTAGGCTTTTTGTTTTTCCAGTACCTGGACTTCCAACTACCAGTATTCTCGCATTTGAGAATCCTTTTTCTAAGGCAGCTGCAATTACAGGCTGAAAATCTTGCTTTATATCAGATGGCAAAAGATCGGTTCTATCTTTAGCATGCTCATATATGTCAGAATGTTTGGTCCTCCACATATAATCTTCTGAAGCACCATTCTTCTTCGTATAGGTATACAGCACAAAATCAAACCATTTACTTACATCTTCTTTAGTACTGCCATCTATATATGGCTTAATCTTTGTTCTTCCATCTTCAAGGGTTTCAGTCTTACTATGGCATGTTACAACTAGTACACCAGGAACTTTAGTAATGAATTCAAGCAGCGTATCAAGAGTATTCTTCAATTTGCCCCATGAATTCAGTTTCATTACTCCACTTTTATCAACTAATGACCTTTGATATTTCTTTGCTAATTCAGAAAATGAATCAATAATCAAAACATCTACATTAACACCATTCTTTAAGACAGTATGTTCTTGAATCTCATTTATTACAAGATCATCTGATATCTTCTTTGAAACTTCTACCTTTTTGGTAGTGTACATTGAAGTTATAATGTTTCTGAAGTCATTGAATTGAGCTGGTTTTAAAACTGGACAGTTAAACATTTCCTGTATTTCAGCTTCTCCACCAAGGGTGTGGGAACCATGTTCTGTATCGAACATTAGGATCTTATCCATTAAATCCTCCTCCTTCTATTTTGAGAGATAAATAGTCAAAAGATCGACCATAAATCTACGATTTAGCGAGGGAGTAAGCTAGAATAATCAGCCTACTCCCATGCCTTATTATGTTAATGCAACTGGTTCTAAATAGACATTATCAAGGTCACCATCTCTCCAAGCCAAAGCTTCTTTAACGGTATTCATTGTAATATCCCTACTCCAACTTTTTCCTGCATTATTGGGTACACCTTCAACACATGTTTCACCTGTAGATGGATTAATCATCTTTAGATATGTTGCTGGGATTGTAGTAGTATCTGATTGCCTTATATTGCTTGCAGGGAAAGAGAATCTTAACAATTCGTATTTCCTTCCATCAATCACATCTTTATCAATACATACATTGGGTACACTTTCAAGAATAGTTTCCATCCCGAAATGTTCAATCAGTTCAGTTCTTTTAGCTACATTAGTTAAGTTAAAAGTATCTATTGGCTTTACTTTATCCCAATTACCAAGTTCTTTAGCTTCTTTTATTAATCTAACTACACGTGTATTACCATAATTAGATCTTGCAGCTGCATTCTTGATATCTCTATCATCTTTATAGCATTTATCTGTATAAGCTCTTACCTTTTTAGGAATTCTGCTTAAAAGATTACCATCCCAATCAACCTTCATTGGATAAAATGTTGCAACTTCTTTATCACTAAAATTGACCAGAGTACCATTTCTCAGATATCTTAGACCTGAATAAGGTATTATACCTAAACTCAAGAATCCTCTGAAAGTATATGACCAATTTCCTGGAGTATCATCTTTAATCTGTCTATAACCATGTTGTCGACTATGACTAAAATTACCTGATATAAATGTAAAGTAGTCTTTAGTTATCTTTATAATTGGAATCTTATGATCTATCCTGTTATACCATCCTCTATCAAATCCATAAACATTTATAGTTTTTGATCCCATCTTTACACAGTGAAATGCAAGATGCTTGTATCCATATCCAGCATATAAAGAAAGAGCATCTCCTTGCTTTCCACTAATAGCTAAATCACGTAGTTTATCTCTTTTATCTAGATTATGATTTTTATCAATATGAATACTCATTAATCCACCACATATCTTGTTGTTCCTGAAATATGATCAAACTCTCTAACTATGCCAACCTTGTAATGACCAGCAGGAATAGTTAAAGCATTATGCTCTTCATGCTTAATAACAGCAGCATTACCTGTAATCTTAATGAATTCAGGTACATCACCTACTCTTGTTCTAGTTCCACCATATGCAGTTATTGCTACACCTGGAGCTTGTTGTGACATTCTAAAAGAGTGTGTATGTCCAGTAGCTTCACCATGAGCAACTGTTATAACATCGACATTCTTTGTAGATTGACTTTCAGTTTTATGACCATAACTTCTGTATGGACTGTCTGTCTTATGTTTTGATGGTATCATTACCTCTTTATTACCATCTTGTTTAAAATTCCACTTACCTTCTGGTACTTCAACAAATAAAACATCGCCTTGTTGATACTTTTTCATGTTACTTCTCCTTTTGGATATTCTTTTTTATAATACAATACTATTCGTGTTGGTGTTACGATTCTTGCATTACAAAAACCACAACACTTACCACTATTAATAGGTTCTGCATTATGACCACCATCCCAACCATCAAGATCAGGCATTATAGTTTCGCTGCATATGCTGCACTTAGCTTTTTTTATCATCTTCTTTACTTTCTTCTAACTCTTTCCTTAAAGCCAAAACAGTTGTAGCACTAGCTATTCTTTCTAAGCAGTCAGCTATCTTTGGCATATATTTATTAATTGTGACATATGCATGTATTTCTTCTTTTATCTTCATTAACTATCTCCTCTTATTACTTTCCAACCCTCTTCCATTTTCGTATTACAATATTCTTCATTGTTAGACATAAATTCATAACAATCAACGTCTGGTAAAACTCCATTATATGGTATAACCATATCTGTATCTTTAGCTTCTTTTATACATTTCCTAATGTATTCAGCTAATGCTCGTTTACTCATGAAATACTCCCTTTTTGTTAAAGTTATCAGCATCCACTTATGGTGGAAAACCACATTATGGGTAAGGGAGTAAGCAGATGCTGACAGACTTAATCCCTTAAATTTGTGGGGAAATATTTGGAAGGTGCTACTGGCTATTCCAAATTTCCTATGCGCTCGCCCCTATATATCTCCCCATTGATTGAGTAATATGGTAGGATTCACAAGTGAAGGATCCGTCAATCCAACCTACATGACAGCGTGATATAGTAAGACTATGTGTTTTTTTTACTACCGTCCATTCAATATATGTAGACAAACATCATACATTTGTACATCTGTTTGTTTTAAACCCTATCAAAGGTTTCTACTTGAATGGTACCCTATCCCCATCTCGTAGAGATTGTTAGGTACTTACATACTACTCAAATAAGACAGCATATATTTTCATCACAGTAGTTTCTAAAATCAACTGACCTGTGTCCGACTTCCACAGACCTCATATAGAGGGATGCTGTCTTTATAAATAAATACTATTTATCATCGTCTATCTCAATACCCTTATGTTCCATCTCTTCACGTGCGTATTCTTTCAACTCTTCTCTTCCTTTAGGAGATACACTTTTATATTCCTGAATAAAAGACTCACCTGGTAGAACTAGATGTTTTTTCATAAACGCCATTATTGTCATAATCTGATTTCTCCCTTCTTTTCTTGATTTTTTCAAGTCTTGATTTCAATTGTTTCTGAGTCATTCTTTTACTCAGCTTTCTATGTTTACTTTGTAGTTCTTTTCCCACTTCAAGTACTCCTTTAAATTAAATAGACTGCCTCAATTATTTGACCCTTCAACAGCATGTTACATCAGGTCGCTCAGTTTAATCAGAGGTGAAGGAGCATCCCTCAAGCAGCCTATATTATACACAGAACCTGTCAGAATATACACCTTGAGTAATATCTCTTGGGTCTATCTTTCTACAAGTCCTACTCTTGCACCATATCGTATAGCTTTTACTGTCTATTCTCCATCTCTCATTCAAGATAGATTGAATAGGATATGGAACTAATATTACATCTAAGTCCTTCATTTTAGCCAATACATGTAAATCTTGCATGGTATGCAGGTCAATAGATAGAGTCAGCTCTACATCTAACCAATCAGAATAATCTCTATCAAGCTCATACATCTCAAAGAATGGTTTATCAGCATCTTTAGTCTGTTCAACTCTAAATCCTGACCATCTAGGTGTTAATACCTCTTCAGTAATAAGCTTATGGTTATCAGCTACTGCCTTGGTGCAACCGTGTAATACCTCACCCACTGTGTCGTGCTCGTCAGTTCTTAACCAATAACTATGAAATGATGAGAAATTACATATTGTTACTCCACTATTGAGAGTAATCACTGGGAATTGACTTAATAATAAATCAACCTTACTATTGTCAGCCATTATTCACCTCCTTTATAGTATTTATAATCCTTACCGTCTTTATCTAATACTAATCCTTCACCATCACATGACTTACAATGTCCATCATTACCATCGCCTTTACATTCTTTGCATTCAGTATATATTTCACTCCAGTGTACTCCAAGATATTGTTCATTTCGATCATCCATACCTATCTCCCCTTCCAACTACCATCATCTGGATCATTTATCACAAATTCATAACCACTAGTATTAGATTGTTTAGATGATCTCTTAAATACACCTTTGGCCATCTTATACCAACATACAGTACAGGACATATGAAATATTCTATGTTCACAATCTTTCATGTCAATCTCCCTTCTAAAGATACATGATTAAAGTATTACAGTGTAGGCATCTTAGCTGTATCAACTGTACCAACGTCCTTCCAACGTCTCTGGGTGATTAAATCCCTCATCGCCCACCGTTAAATCCAGAGTAATTAATTCCAGAAACTTGATCAAAGCACGATGTATCTACTGCAGCTACCCGCTAAACGAGACGGACTTGTAGAAACACTTATTTTACGAGATAGTTATCCTCAACTCATCTAGAGCAATTTAATTGACTTACACTAGAATATGTCACTTGTACTTTAATGTCCCAAGAGGAGGACGCTTTGGATCGTTAGTTAAAAGCTCTTACACCACGTCAAGGTGATCCTTTGTAAGAGTGAAACTGTAATGATGACAGGCACTGTACCTACTTACATATCTACATGTCCTGTGTTGCTAGGTGGCAACCATGCAGCATGCTTTTGTACATTTGCAGGGGCAAACATTGTCGTGTTTATCCCGCCATCACTCAGAGTACAGACTTTCACTGCAACCTAATAAGCACCACACTTACTAGACTGTTAATACTTTATCTCAACCATATTTGCTGGTGACAAGTACAAGAAGAGATATCATACAACTATGACTACCTCGTCCAAGATAATCATAGTATAACTATGAGTATGATCTAGTACATTTGTACTAACGCACTAAGCTTAACATCTATTTATACTGGCTTAGTCCAGTTTGGTATAAGTTACCGCATATATATACCTATAAGCTATGACATGACTACCAATGGTCTGCTTACTGGCTCATGCTGTCTGGTATAGACTCATCTATGGTACAAACAACAACAATACAGGTTATAAAGGGGATAAATTAATACCCCCTTTAAGGTTAGCATTTAATATCCAGCAAATGATCTGGATACTTTACGACCACCACTACCTTTATTAGGGTCAAGGTTCCAAGCAACATTCTGCCAGTCACCTTTTTTAGTGCGATCTTGCGTACAATTTGCAATTGAGTCAGCTAAACCAGCTAACTTGGTACGCAATGTGGCTGCTTCATGTATTTCCATATCCATGATACCGCATTTAACTCGAAGCTCAAAGTCTTCAGGTTTCATGACGCGTATTACTTCAAGTCCTGCCATTGTAGCACCAGCTCTAAGTAATGCTAATAGTTCATCCATGTAGACCTCCTAGTCTTTTAGAATGTGACGAAAAACCAATTAATACAAATCAAAAATAACGAAAAAGCGATAGCGAAAACCCTTATGTAAGGGGTAGGGGCTAGTGATAAGACCGCACACTAAAATGCCACAATTTTTAAAACTTGCCTTAAAAAGTTGTTCGTAATATATTTTCAGTAGGCAATCAGATGTCAACAAAGACAAAAGAATCACCCAGAAGGTACCCTAGCATTAGTACTGCCTTAAGGGTCAGAAGTCGGATTACAAGGGGTTAACTTGAATAGACAAGCATATACTACCCTCGAATTTTCTCCGATATTGCCGCAACAATCCTTACTATAACTCAAGGTATGGACAGACAATAGTCAGACTATGAATGGTACTGGCTTTGACGAAAGGTAGGGCATGAAATCCAAAAAGTTGGTAAATCCTTCTCAGGGGAAGTCATATATAAAATGTTTCAACTGTCACAAAACGGAACTAGAGGTTTTTATTCATGTTAATGGCCTGTGTGTACCGTGTCAACTGTTGAAAGACAAAAGACTTTCTAAAATGAGTCCATATACTTAACAAGCCGCTTACGCTTACTATGAGACACTATCATGTAAACCGCCAGCCTCACTGCGTGTATGATGATGCAGACGAGTTGCCCAGTGACATCCACCCCGTTTCTGATTGGAGAGAGTCAGAAGAAGGGGATTGGGTTAAGGCGGATGATGGCTGTTATATACAAGTCCTCAAAAAGGGGAATCTTGTCAAACCAAAAGGCAAAAAGAGAATCGTGCATTACTATCGTACTTGCACAGGAACTTATCCAGTAAGTGCTCCCATGGATACGTCTAGACGGGAGAACATCTATACAATAAGCGGCTTAAATTCAAAGACAGATACCAGGGAGAAGCTTAATAAGTACGAAATGTTGTTTGTTGAATACGTGGCTGCAGGATTGAAACCAGTAGAAGCTTATATAAAAGCATTTCCCACTAATGATCCACACTATGCTAACTTCAGAAGTACAGAATTGATAAAATGTACCAGGATAAGGAAAGCTATGAAAAAAGAATTAGAACCAGTTTTAGAGAAATTAGGCATCACCGATGAGACTGTCCTGGAAGGGATAAAGGCAGTCGCTGATGAGTCTGAGAAAGATGACACTAAGTTAAAGGCTTTGTTTAAGTTATCTGATATTTTAGACCTTGAGGATAAGTCTGCTGCCAAGCTTACCCAGTTGACAGGTATACAGTTTCAAGGGTTTAGTGAAGAGCAGCTGGAAGAAGTTGAAAGACCTAAAGAGATAGAAAATGGCCAAGCAGAGTAAGTATGGATTTGATTATAAAGGTACTATGCCTTTAAATTTTAAACTGTTCCCCGAAGTTTCATGGGTAAAGGATGGAAGATCAGGTGAATCGAATATTAAGACTAGGCTGGAAGTTGACCCTGAAACAGATAAATGGTATTTGTTCCCTACCATGATGGGAGGAGTAGACTTGCCATTTGAAGGTGCTTATAAGGGTGCAATAGAAAAAGGAAAACATTTTGGTGAATATGAAACTTATAAAGAAGGTATGGAAGCAGATGCCCTTATTCATCAATATTTCAAGAAATTAAAAATGGGTGTATCTGCAGAAGATAAAATTATAGATTCAATTAAAGATTTATAGTAAAGGAGATTAAAATGCCATATGATCAAGAATACAGTGATAAAGTAAACGCAGCTTACGAAGCTACCCAGGAAGAAGAAGGTATGACGAATGAAAATGTTACCAGACTTCAAGAACTTCTTCAATACTATCCAGAGAATAAGGATCTAAGTATAGACGGTCAATATGGTGATGCTACTGTTAAAGCCGTGAATTCATTTTTTGATAACTACTATTGGACACCAGAAAGAAGGCTTGAAGAAGCCAAGGATAGATATGGTGAAAAGTATATCATGCAGTCAGAAATGGACGCTATGATGGAAGCTGCTCCAGATACGACTGATAAAAGGGAGTATTAAAGGGACTAAAGTGCCAGTGCTAAAATGCAACGGTGATTGTATGTGTGCAAGTCCGACACTTGTTGGATAGTTAAGGGCCAGGTGGAGGCTACCATGTCCCTTTTTTGTTTATAACTTATACTTTTTGACTTATAAACCTTATTTTTTGTATTATAAGGTACCATAAATGGCGAATTTTAACACAAAAGTCGTTTCAAAAGCTGAAGAAGAGCTTAAACTCGCATATGAGGACTTAATAGCATTTGGTAAGTTATTTCTACCAGATGACTTTACACGTAGTGAAACACCATTTTTTCATTATGAAGTGGCAGATGCAGTTGATAACAGGGACATCAGGCAGCTGGCTGTAATTCTCCCTAGAGGACATGGAAAGACAGTACTCACCAAGTGCAGCATTCTTCATGACTTCCTTTTTACTAAGGAACCTTTATTCTATGGTTGGGTGGCAGCAAGTTCCAAAATATCTGTGCCTAACCTTGATTATATCAAGTATCACATTGAATATAATGATAAAGTAAAGTATTACTTTGGTGATTTAAAAGGAAGGAAGTGGACTGAAGATGATATTGAACTTAACAATAACTGTAAACTTATATCAAAATCTAACCTTTCGGGTATAAGAGGTGGAGCGAAACTCCATAAGAGATACGATCTCATTGTACTGGATGATTTTGAGGACGAGAATAATACTATTACGCCTGAGAGTCGCTCGAAAATATCAAACCTTGTTACAGCGGTTGTCTTTCCTGCTTTGGAGCCGAAAACGGGAAGATTAAGGATCAATGGCACCCCAGTGCATTATGATTCATTTATACAGAAGATCCTCGTTGGATATCAGCAATCATTAAGGAAAGCGGAAAGATTTAGCTGGCATGTCATAACTTATAAGGCATTACAGGAAGATGGTACTCCTCTCTGGCCAGATTGGTTTGGAATGAAGGAGATGAACAGAAAAAAGAAATTTTATCAGGACTCAGGTACTCCACAGAAGTTTTATCAAGAGTATATGATGGAAGTACAGAGTGCTGAAGATGCAATATTTACCAGAGATCACATTAAATACTGGGATGGCAAGTTCTATGTAGATAAAGATACTGGTCTTTCATTTATAGATGCAAACGACCAAGGCTACCAACCCTGCAGTGTATTTGTTGGTGTGGATCCTGCAACTGATTCAGCAAGACGGGATTCCGACTTCTCTGTCATTATTGCTGTAGCAGTGACTCCAGACAACAATATATATGTTCTTGACTACATCAGGAAACAGTCCATCCCAGTATTAGGTATACCTGGAGAGAATAAACTTGGAATTGTAGATTACATGTTCCAGTACGCAAAAAGTTATAAGCCTAACCTCTTCACAGTTGAAGATACTACTATGAGTAAGCCTATATTTCAGGCACTTAACTCGGAGATGAGAAGGAGAAATGACTTCTCTATCGGATACAAGGCTGAAAAACCAGGCACCAGGATGAGTAAAAGAGACCGAATACAGGAAATACTGGCTCAAAGGTTCTCTATCGGGCAGATACATCTCAAGAAAATGCAATATGATCTGCATAGGGAAATAACAACCTTTGGCCCAAGAATGGCGCACGATGATACTATAGATGCACTTGCATATGCCTGCAAATTCGCTCATCCACCATTAGCTGCAGGTAAAGATAAAGAAGGCAAATGGTATAAGAAGAAGCCTAAAGCAAAAGATTGGGTGGTAGCTTAATGCCATCCGTAATTACAACCACAGACTTATCCGTAGAAGATAAGAGTGAACTAAAAACAGGAAATACAAGAAGGAGGCATGATATGCCAAGCAAAGAAGTATGTAGTAAGATAATAGATCCAGTAGAAAGAGAGAAATGTCTTAAATATCAAGGTGGATATGCTAAAAAAAGTCCAGGTGCAGCACCAGCAGGAAAAGCACCAATGGGGAAAGCACCTGCATCTCGAGGAATTAAAAAGCCTGGTTACTAATGCCTAAAGAAGCATTACATATTTGACCAGATAGTGGAAAGCTTCATCCAGTTGGGAAGAAGCATGTCAGGAAGGGAGGTAGTAAGATACAAGGAAGTGAAACGCCTAATTTTTACTACAACTTTCCAAAGAATAAGTACAAAGAAGGTAAATAATGGTTAACTGGTATAAAGAAGGAAGTTAAATGATTTTAATTATGGTAACAGAAATTGGGAAATTTGATGTTCTAAATGAAAAATTAGGACTAAAGGATGTTATTAACAGAAAATTTAAAACAATACCAGATATCTATAGAGCTTTTAGAAAAATAGTTCCAGAGGGCAGATATAGTCTGGCAGTAGCACAAGCAGGAAAAGATGGTAAGCCTGATAAATCAAAAGGTTTAACAATGATGGATACACAGCTTATTCAAAAAGATTTAGGGTAACGAATGGCTAAGAAGAAAAAAGTAGATCAGATAAGAGAATTATATAACCTGTCCAGCAACTGGACACGTAGTCAGTGGCAGTTCATAAACCAGAAAGGATATGAATTTGCTCATGACGAACAATTGTCTTTTGATGAGAAAACTGCTTTACAGGATCAGGGCATGCCTACATTTACGATTAACAGGATATTACCTGTAGTTGAAATGCTGAATTTCTATGCTACTGCCAATAATCCTAGATGGCAGGCTATTGGGGTTGAAGGCAGTGATTCTGATGTAGCAGCAGTATTTTCAGATCTTTCTGATTATATCTGGAGCTTATCTGACGGTGCAGCTCTGTATTCTAATGCAATAAATGATGCTATCTGTAAATCAATTGGATATATACTGGTTACTGTTGATACAGATATGGACAATGGCATGGGGGAGGTTGTGTTACAGCAGCCAGAACCATTTGATATATATGTAGATCCGAAGTCCAGAGATATGATGTTCAGGGATGCATCTTATATCCTGATAAGAAAAGTTCTTCCGAAAAGTCATGTTGCAAAGCTTTTTCCACATTATAAACGTAAGATTAGTAGTGCATCTTCTTTAGAAGGTCATGGATCCTATTCAGAAAGAGCACTTTCAGATAGAGAGCAAAAGCTTTTTTTAAGAGATGACTCTAATGCCGAAGATATGGGAGTTGATTCGGAAGGACAGCATGAACCAACATTAGAACTATTTGAACTCTACGAAAAGATTAAGATATCCTATATGAATGTATTTTACAGGATACCTCCTAATAAAGAACAATTAAAAGCTATTCAGCAGCAGGTACAAGTAAAAATGAAGGAGATGGCTGCTGAGATGGAAGTTGAGCTTATGGAACAGCAGAAACAAATGCAGCAGGCTGTTCAAGAAGGAAAGATGATTCCTGAAAGATTTGAATTGGAGATGAAGAAAGCCCAGCAAATGATGCAGGATCAGCTTCAGGCAGCTGAACAGCAGTATATGAGTAAATTGCAGGCAGAAGCATCAAAGATTGAAAATAAAGTTATTTCAGAAAAGGAATATAAGATATTGCTTAAAGATAAAGCTTTTCAGGAATCTATTGTTGATGCTGTGCAGTTCTATGGTACCAGGATTAAACAGACAATATGTGCAGGGGATAAACTGTTGTACGAAGTTGTATATCCAGAAAATGTAGTTGATTATCCGTTAATTCCATTTCATTATAAGTGGACTGGTACTCCTTATCCAGTATCTGCAGTTGGCCCTTTGGTAGGAAAGCAGAAAGAAATAAACAAATCTCACCAGATAATGGTACACAATGCATCTTTGGGTTCTTCCCTAAGATGGCTTTATGAAGAAGGTTCTATTGATCCAGATCAATGGGAGAAGTATTCTTCCTCACCTGGAGCATTACTTTCAGTAAGACCAGGATCTGAAAGACCAACTCCAATTATGCCAGCACCTTTGTCAAATGCGTTTTTTAGTGTTGTACAGGAAGCCAAGCAGGATATGGAGTATCTTGCTGGTATTTATTCATCAATGCAGGGTGATACACAACAGCAGCATGAAACATTCAGGGGCATGCTTGCGCTTGATGAGTATGGGACAAGAAGAATTAAGCAGTGGATGAAACATTCTATAGAGCCAGCCTTGAGACAGATGGGGAAAGTTATAATGCAGATATCTCAATCTGTGTATACAGCTAATAAGAGATTCAGGATTATACAGCCTTCTGCTATACAGGAAGAACGACAGCAGGAGATAAATATTCCAATTTATAATGACATGGGGCAGGCAATTGGGAAATCAATGGATTATTCAGCTGCCAAGTTTGACGTGAAAATTGTAGCTGGTTCAACATTGCCAGTAAACAGATGGGCATACCTTGCTGAGTTAAAGGAACTTCTTAAGTTTGGTGTTGTGGATGATATTGCTGTTCTTGCTGAAACAGATATACGGAATAAAGAACAAATAGCGAAGCGTAAGAGTCTATACTCTCAGTTACAGGGCCAGTTAGGACAATTGCAGGAATCATTGAAAGACAAGGAGGGGACTATCGAAACTCTGGAAAGACAGTTGGTACAGGCTGGTATTAAGGGTAAAGTTATGCAGGCTGAGATGGAGATCACTAAAAAGAAGGAAGAAGTGAAGGGTGATTTGAAGGATTCCTATCGTTCAACCGAGGCAAAACAGAAGCTTTTACAGAATGTAATGTCTAATCAAGTAGACGCTACAAAGAAAGATTTATCAAGAGAATTACAGTTTGCAAAAAAAGATTTGCAAAGTAATGACAAAAATAAGTAACATCAAATCAACTATGGGGAAATAATATGGAAGAAACTGTAGGCAACCCAGAAACCGTAACTATCGAGGAAGATCAGGTTACAGATAAGGTTTTTGGCTCCTCGGATAATTTTTTTGAAGCCCTTGAAGGAGATGTCAACGGTATGATAACCGAAGGCAACACTGAGGCAACCCAACAGGCAGTTGGCACCGAACAGGTAACCCAGCAAGAAGCTGTTGGCTCCGATAACGTGGAATGGGATGATGATGGCAACCCTTATAAAAAACGCTACAAAGACAGTAGTCGTGAAGCCGTCAAGCTGAGAGAACAGTATAAAGAGATTGAACCCTTTGTACCAGTTCTTGATGCAATGAAGAACGATAGTGGACTAGTAGAACATGTTCGTGAATATCTGGTAAATGGAGGTAATACTCCTAAAAGTATTCAGGAAGAGTTGAAACTGGATGAGGATTTTGTCTTTGATGCTAATGAAGCAATGACAGAACCCGAATCTGATTCAGCAAAAGTCCTGACTGCTCAGGTAGATAAAGTCGTTGAGAATAGAGTAGGACAAATAGTAAACCATGAAAAGCATCGAGCGCAGAAAGCAAACGCTGCTAAAATTCAGAATGAAATGGAAAATGACTTCAGGAAAAAGAAGGGTATGACTGATGAAGAGTTTGAGACCTTTAAAGGAAAAGCACAGAAACATGTGCTTACACTTGAAGACATTGACTATCTTCTGAATCGTGATCAGGCTAATGCTAATGTTGTCCAATCTACGAAGACCGATATGCTGACCCAGATGAAAAATGTACGACATATACCAACGTCCGCTAGTGGAGCCAATAGTCAGGCCGAGGAAGTAGATCCAAATAATGCGTTATTTGATGGTCTCCTTGGTCTGGATGGTGAATTAGATAACCTGTTCGGATAGATTTAACTTATATAAAGTCGCTTTGACTTGAGGTCTATCGGAACTTAAAGTAAGGAGTTCGATATGGCTGATTTTATATCGGCGATAACACCTAACACAGATCTTAGTGTTTCGGACTTTGATGGACGAGGGCCAGGTACAAGTACTGACCTTGCAACTGGGGATATACGTAGAAAGTATAACTTCGGCAGCAGGGTATCAGAGCTGGCAATCCCTCAAGATCCGTTTTTTCGATTTGTAAGTAAGGTGGCGAAAAAAGCGACTGACGATCCTCAGTTTAAATTCTCTGAGAAACGTCCTTCGTTTCATAAGCGGTATGCTTATGTCATGGGCTATGTACAGAATGACGGCCAGGATGAATTTGCAGATGACACCATTGAAGCATATAATGATGGTGGCACTGGATCTTCTGTAGCTGTTGGAGATACATTAAAACTGTATATGGCAGGTGATTATAAGAGTGCTGGTAATGTGCAGAATGTATTTGGCAATACATCTAACAAAATTGATGTTGGAGTTAGTGGAACTACACCAAAGTTCTTCATTCCAGGTCAAGTTATTAAGATTCCTACAATGACAAGTTCAGCTACAGCTGCAACCTCATGGGGATCCAGTTATATGTTAGCTAGAATAACTGAAGTTGATGCAGATTCATTTGAAAGTTCAGCAAAGGATAGTAAATATCCTGCAGTTGTTACTTGTAAAGTGGTAAAGGCAACAGATTCAAGCTATCTAGGATATGCTGGTTTTGATAACAATGACTTTGCTCCAAGTGGAGCTGACAGTGAAGCTGTTTCTGCTATATCTATTGCAGGAGTTCTTGAAAGAGCTAGAAGTTATGTAGTAGGTAGTGCTCACCAGGAAGGTTCTGGTTTTCCAGAAACCTGGATTGATCAACCTTATCAAAGCAATCATGGTCTTACTCAGATTTGGAAGACTTCAATGGCAATGACCAATACGGCTCGTGCCACAGTATTGAAGTTTGAACAGAATGAGTGGGCTCGTGTTTGGAAAGAGAAGTTGATTGAACACAAGTGGGATATTGAAACTTCATTACTATTTGGATCTCAGTATTCAGATGGTGATAGTATTCAGTATACTCAGGGTGCTGTTGATTACATTTCTGGTTATGGAAATGCATTTAGCTTAGATCCTACAACTAAAACTCAGGATGCTTTTCTTGATGATCTTTCTAATTACATAGATCCAAGATACAACAATAGCCAAGCAACCATGTTCTTCTGTAACACTGCAGTTTATAACTGGTTACATAAGTTGAGTGGGTACTTTGCTAATAATGTTGGCGTTGTACAGCCAGGTTCTGGTAACACTTCACCTACTTCATTCCCAGCGCAAACGGCTGCGGGTGGTAGTTTAGGACGTGCTGACATGAGTTTGGTAGGAAGAAAGAAGGTCTTAGGTGTTGATGTAACGCAGATTTCAACTGTGTACGGAGACATGAATGTTGCTCGCAATATTCACCTTGACGGTTCAAACGTGAAGATGCTTGGCATCAACATGAAGAACTGTGCTTACAGACCTTTAGTTGGTAATGGCGTTAATAGAGACACTTCAGTCTACGTAGGAGTTCAAACTTTAGAGAACTCAGGAGTCGACCGTAGAGTAGATCAAATCTTAACTGAAGCTGGCATGGAATGGTCAATGGCCGAATCCCATGCTATCTGGACATAAGGAGTAGACTATGGCAAATCCATTATATGGATCAAATTCGTTTGACAAAAGAGTTGGCGAAAGGTTGTTCACAGAAGCTGGTACAGGTCGTGAGCATGAAAACTCGACTGATGATTTAGACATATTCTCCTACTATATTCCAGCTAATAAGCTTGAGGTAGGTGATATTGTTAGAATTAAGGTATTTGGTACAGTTGTTGATAACAATAGTACAAATACTTTAACTCCTATTCTTAAGTTTGGTGGGACAGCCATTGCTACTGGAGCAGCTCTTGACGTTGATGACGATGATATTGTCTATGCATGGGCTGATGTTCATGTAACAGCAATTGGAAGTTCTGGAACTATGACAGCTATTTCTGAAATCAGAACTGATGCTTTAGGTGCAGTTCATGTTATTGGGCAAACAGCATTAACATCAATGGACACTACAGGTACTTTACAAATAGTACTTAATGTTGATTGGAGTGCTGCTCATGCTGATAATGAATTCAGAATTGATGCTGCAAGTGTAGAGTTAGTTTAATCCGAAGTTTGGGAAGTAATATCTCAATATAAGGATATTAGAGGGGGGCTACCAAGCCCCCTTCTATAAACAACATGGCTACAACAAACATATCAGTTGAGATAGTTTCAATAACTGGAGTAACCGCACACGGTGCTTCAGATGATTTTATTGTTTCTGCTCAAAGATTTATAGCTTCAAGCATTCCTAAAGATTTGCTTTGGTTTGCTTCTTCACAATCTTCAGCTATTCAAGATGCAAATGGATACGATGTTCAAACTGCTGATAGTGTGCTTGCAGTTGAGAGGGAGGGTTATCCTGCTTCTGAAGTGCCATTCAGTATGAGCAAGTGGATTGATGATAGTGCAAGTTTACATAAAGCGACTAATTTATATCCTAAATACTATCATGCCCAGGGAAAGGTATTCATAAAACCAGATCCTTCTTCAGGTGGAAGCAATGATGGGTATGTGTATTATGTGGATTATTCTCAGATAGATGATGACTGTGATTTAAGGAATGCAGTTATTTTTCATGCATCTGCTCAGGAATTTGCAAAACTGGCTACAGGCACTGTTCCAAGTTGGTCCTCCCCTATAGTGCCAGTTGCTCCTTCACTAGGTGCAGCTCCTACTATTTCTGATTTATCAGTTTCTGCTGTACCACCTGCTGTACCGTCAATAAGTACAGTTTCATATTCAGATGCTACTAATGCAGACGCAAGTGCGACTACTGTTGGGGCAATAACAGTAGCTAGTGTATCAAAAGCTGATATAAGTGGTGATGTTCCAGGCTATACAAAGCCAGGACATCCAACTCAAATATCTTTTGAAGATTTTTTTAATGAAAGTGAGGATAGAAATCCATTTGGTGACAGTGATCCAGGTGTGTTATCGTTAACATCTGTTTCTCCTTCAGTACCATCTTTAACGTCTGTTACTTTTACTAGTGTAGATACCGCTTTAGATGTGGTTAAGCCTACAATCTCAACTGCAACTTTGTCTGCATCTAGCGTATATACAGGATCAGCACCTGCTTATAGTAAACCAGTAGTAGCTTTAGGAGCGGCTCCAACAATATCTGACTTGAGTATTAGTGCTGTACCTCCATCAGTTCCATCAATATCTGCACAGGTTGTTGCTGATCCCTCTAGCTTTGCTCCAACATATATTAAACCTGTATTATCATTAGAAGCTGCCCCAACAATTTCAGATTTGTCTATTACTTCTGTAGTACCAACAGTTCCGTCAATATCTGCTCAAGTTATTGCAGATCCTTCTAGTTTCGCTCCGACATATACTAAACCAGTCATTGCATTGGGGGCAGCTCCTACAATTTCAGATTTAAGTATATCGGCAGTAGTTCCAGCAGTCCCATCTTTGACATCTGTAACTTTTACTAGTATAGATTCTGCATTAGATGCTAGTGCTCCTGTTTTTACAACTGCAACTGTTGCTGCATCGAGTACTTATACTGGAAGTGCTCCAGGCTATACAAAGCCAGTTCTTGCGTTAGGGACTACACCTACGATTTCAGATTTATCTATTTCTGCTATTTCTCCTGTTCCTCCTCCTAGTCCAACAATTTCATATTCAAATGCTTCAGTTGGTAATGCTGTAAGTGCAGCTCAAGATGCTATTACTCAAGCTGTTGATTCTATTACACATGGCCCAACAGATGCTGCTGGTACGTCAGATACAGATGCTCCAGGCGATGCATCTGCTTCAAGCGCAACGGCTTCAACGGCATCTGCTTATACAAAACCTACTGTTGGAGGAGATGGAGATGAAGTAACAGATGTATCTATATTAGATACTGATAATACTATAGATGTTCATGCTGACCAACTAGAGGTAGACCAATGGTGGTCTACTATAGGACATTTTATAGAGGGAGAGGAAGATGTTGAATTAGCATCTGCTCAAATACAAAAAATTAATTCTTATATAAGTGCATTTCAAGCAGAAGTGCAGAGTTCAACTGCTGCTATGCAGGCAACTATTGAAGATGCTAGACAAGCTACTCAAGTAGCTATATCAAATGCAAACGATGGTACTCAAGCATCTATTGCAAATGCTGCTAATGATGTCTCAACTAATAATGCATCTATGCAAACATTAGTACAAGCTTCTATTGCTAATGCGTCTAATGACGTAAACGCATCTATATCTAAAATGCAACAGTCCACATCTGCATCTATTGCTAAAATGCAGCAATCAACTACAGCTGCTATACAGCAAATGCAACTTTCAACGAATGTTAATATTCAGAATGCTACTCAAACATTACAGGCATCTATACAAGATTATACACTTGAATTGCAAGTATATCAGGCAAATATTAGTAAATATCAAGCTGATGTGGCTAAAGAAGTTCAAGAATATCAACAGAATCTTGAAGGGGATTTAAGAGTTTGGGAAGCAGAACGACAGACTGATTTACAAAAGTATGCAAGTGATATTCAAAACGAATTAAATGAGTTTAATAAGGAGAATATAGCGTATCAGTCTGCTATACAAGAATCTATACAAGAACTTCAAGTTGCTAATGGAGTTAATCTTGCAAAAGCACAATCCGATCTTCAGCTTGCAACAACCAATAAAGATAGAGATCAACAAAGACAGCTGCAAAATGGTACTAATGATATGCAGGCTATTGTTCAGGACAATAATAGAAAGGTTGCACTTTATCAAGCAGAAGTTGGTACATATCAGGCAGTAGTTAACAAGGAGGTACAGGAGTACCAGCAAAATTTGGCTGGAGATATACAAGTATGGCAGGCAGAAAGGCAAACTGATCTGCAAAAATATGCGAGTGATATTCAAAATGAACTAAATGAATTCAACAAGGATAATGTTAAATATCAAGCTATCTTACAAGAATATGTACAAGAAGCACAGTTGCTTGATCAAAATGAAGCTCGCAAGATACAGAAATATCAAGCAGAAGTTCAAACATACAGTGAAGATGTGAATAAGCAAGTTCAAGAATATCAACAGAATCTTCAAGGTGATATACAAGTCTGGCAGACGGAAAGACAGACAGATTTGCAAAAGTATGGCAGTGATATACAAAATGAATTGAATGAGTTCAATAAGGAAAATGCCAAGTATCAAGCTATACTGCAAGAATACTTACAAGAAGCACAATTATTAGACGCACATGAAGCACGTAAAATTCAAAAGTATCAAGCTGAAGTTCAAACATACCAAGCAACAATTAATAAAGAAGTACAACAATATCAACAAAATCTTGCTGGTGATATACAGGTTTGGCAAGCAGAGAGAACAACAGACTTACAGAAATATGGAAGCGATATACAGAATGAACTAAATGAGTTCAATAAAGAAAATATTGCTTATCAATCTGCTATTCAGGAATCTATGCAGGAAATTCAGATTGCCAATCAAGTTAATCTTGCTCAAGCTCAATCTGACTTACAAGCCGCTACTACTGATGAAGATAGGGATTTACAGAGACAATTACAGAATGGTGTTAATGACATGCAGGCTGTTGTAAATGATAATCAAAGAAAAATTTCACTATATCAAGCAGAAACTGCCACATATCAAGCTAATATTAGTAAAGAGATACAAGAGTACACACAAAAGATATCTAGATATCAAATGGAAGTAAATACAGCTTATCAAGCATGGCAAAAAACTGAATCAGATAATATAGCAGTTTTCCAGGCTGATATTCAGAATGAGTTAAATGAATTCAATAAGGAAAACGTCAGATATCAAGCAAATATACAAGCTGAAATAGCGAAACATAACTCAGATTTACAGAAAGTTTTAACTCAAGCTCAATTAGATAGAGCAGATGCAGAGCAAGAATCAGCTCAAGCTACTGATGTTGATAAGTTTAATAAAGCTCAAGATCAAGCACTTGCACTTGCTAATGCAGCAAAACAGATAGAAGACGTTATTGCTGACAATAGTAGTAAGATTCAAAAGTATTCTGCTGAACTTCAACAATATCAATTGAAAGTAGCTACTGAAGTACAAGAGTATCAGCAAAATCTTGAAGGCGATCTACGTGTGTGGGAGGCTGAAAGGACAACAGATTTACAAGAATATAGTGCTAACCTGCAAAAGTATCAGGCAGAGATATCTGATAAAACACAGGAAGTTACTTTAACAGTACAGAATATACAGCATTATGAAAAGCAGGCAGATAGGTATTATGTTTGGGCTCAAGATGAGATAACTAAGTATATTCAGAATAATTCAAAAATGATAAATAGAACAATTGCTGCTCAGGCGCAATCTCAGCAGCAACAACAATACAGGAGATAAAAAATGGCAGATCATATAAAATATGCATTGTCAGTTGATATGGTTGATGAGTATACTGCTACAACTGCATATACTAATGATGAAAATAATAATGCTGGTTCTGATGTAGCAGCAACTGCTTATAGACATTATAGCGCAGTTGGTGGTAGTATAGGTAGTAGCGTTTCTGCAGTAACTCAAGCTACTGGTGGGATTGAAATAGCTGGTACTGTGACTAATTATAGTTCTGGTACTCCTACTTATACTTCTTTAGCAGCAGATGGTACAAAACAGGTAGTTGGTGCTGAAAATACTGTATATGATGGTATGTTTATTAAACATACTGGATTTACAGATACTGATTTTGATACTAAGACATATCAGTATGTAGCAGTGTTTGTAGAGCATTCATCAGGTGCTTATACTCTTATTGCTAGTATACCACATAAGGGTGCGTTATTTTTGCCGCATACCCCAGCACTTGGTAGTAGTATGGGATACTATGTAGCAGCATCAAATAACGTTGCAGGTGGTACTTCATCATCTTCAACTGTGCTTACACAGTTAGTAACAATAACTTAGATGACAGTACAAGAAATAATGGAAAGAGTTGGTGTTTCTGACACTGGGAGAGCTGTAGCATATATCAAAGACGCTCTCGAAGAGATGAATACTATCTCCGAAACCCATATCAATACGGAAAGGTTTGATATAACCGAGAATCAGAGGTTCTATGACTTTCCACATGATATGATCAAGGTATTGGATATAAGGTGCCTTAATCATCTTAATGCTGACAGTGAGTATAGATCTATACCAAGAATGATAGGCGAACCGATCAGGAAGGATGCTGATGCCAACTAGTAAGGAATATGCATATTATGTAAAAGGGGGTAAGCTTGCTGTTGTCCAGAAGGATTGGACATTTTCTGGTGGGCAGACCCTTTCGCAGCCTGCACTGAATGATATTAGTGTTATTGGTGCTTTGCTATGGAAAAGCCCTACAGCAAGTGTAGCTGATGGCCTGGAGATACAATACGTACACAGTCCTAATTATTTCATAAATGAGACTGATAAAGTAGATACTCAAATAGATACATATGTATCAACTGATGGTCTACTTAAACTTATAGATCAGGGAGATAATGATTATTCTGCCTCTCCTGAAAGTTTAAGTGATGGAAGCTATATAGTATTAAGAAGTGCTGGTAAGTGGAATGGATTGCATAAAGTCAAAGCAGCTGGTACAGGATATATTACTTTGTATACTAAATGCAGTGATAGTTCTACTGTTCAGCAAGCATTTGAAGAAACTCCATCATTATATTATAATGTAAATGCATTAGATTCTGAGACTGATGAGTTGGATATACCAAGATATCTGGCAAATGCTGTTGTATACTATGTTAAGGCAAAGTATGCAGAAGATGCAGGTGAATTGGAAATGAGAGAATTTTTTATGAGGGAATTTAGAAGAACTGCTGAGAAGTACCAATCTGGTAAACAGATGGGTTCACGCATAATTCAGGGTTTCCCTTTAATACGTTAATATGCTGGAGAAAAAGATATGGCAATAGGAATAGGTCAATATACTAGTTCAGAAGGCATAAGTCTTCTGCTTGGACAAGGTGGCTGGGATATAGTAACAAACGCTACTGTTAATGCTCATACTTATGTTGCACTAACAATTCTGGTTGGATCAGAAGTAATTGCAGATAATACTGCAAGTGGTACTGTTACAGCTACGTCAGCAAATACAGATTTAGGTGATAGTTTATCAAGTTTAGAAGTTCCAGAAGGTTGTACTATCTATGGTAGATGGTCGGCTGTAACTATTGGAGCTAATGATACAGCGATTGTATACAGAGGCTAGGTATAATTAACACATATAGAAATTTTAATAGTAAATAACAAATAAACAGAAATGCCCATGAGAGTTGCCAAGCTCGGTAAGGCATTATCGGGAGAAACAAGATGGCTATAAACAAGTACTCAGTAGTAGAATCCCAGAATATACAGTTGGGACAAGTTGGATCTGCATTCGTAGATACTACAGGACAATACACCCCACCTACAGGATTGAAAATTATTATGATAACGATGCTGACAGATACAGAATTCTCAGAGTTAACAGCTAGTGATACTGAAAAGAATTTTGGAACTACAGCAGCAAGTCCTGGTACTGGAGGAGATACGCTAACAAGTAGTGATACTTTTCCTGCAGGAGTAACAATTTTCGGAAGGTGGGATACTTGTACTTTGCAAACTGGTGGCGATAAAGTCTTAATCTATTTTGGTGGCTAATGCCAAGTTTAGGATTAGGAGCATCAATATCAGCTTTGGCTGTAACAATAGTAGCAGCTGTAAAGCAGTTTTGGGAAAATGAGCTTGGTTTATGGGAAGCATCTGGCAACGTATGGGAACAAGAGACTTAATGGAGTGATATTATGGCAACATTAACTGGTTCAAAAATTGCAGATACCTATGATTCAATATTACATGTTGAAGACAATACAGCTGGATTAGTAGCAACATCAACTGATTCAAGAGTTATAGAAGATGGTGTAGGAGTGTCAAGTGCATTAGCACTTTCAACTGACAGTGTTCGTATAACTAGTACAAATAAATTATACTTTAATGATATTGGCGGTGAGTATATATCAGGCAGCGGTTCTGTTCTTAGTATAGCTGGTGGCAGTGAAATTGATTTAACAGCTACCGCAATAGATGTAAATGGCACACTTGATGTATCTGGTACATTAACTGTTGGCGCTGACGGAAGCGGAACGGATGTAATATTTTATAGTGATACTGCTGGAGACAACTTCACATGGGATTCATCCGCAGAAAAGCTAACAATCACAGGTACAAACGGTGCAACAGCCTTAGATATTGCTGATGGCAATTTAGTAGTTGCTGATAGTGTAGATATCGAAGGTGATATTGATGTTAATGGCACTGCAAACTTAGACATTGTTGATATTGATGGCGCGGTAGACATGGCAAGTACGTTAGCAGTTGCTGGCACATCAACTTTTGGAGCGGCTACAACAGACCAATATATTGATTTAAAGAAGGGTAATTCTGATAAACATGGAATTATTAGATTTTATAGAGAAAGTGCATTAGAATGGGGAATTGGTCATGCTTCAGGTGAAAGTAGCGACCCTTATGAAATAACAGGTGGTACAGAATTTGGTATATGGTATGGTTCTTCCCCAGCTTATGCTTTGTATTTCGATACAAGTAGACACGCTTATTTTTCTGCTAATATAGACGTTGACGGCATTACAAACTTAGACGCTGTTGATATTGATGGTGCAGTACAATTAGACAGTACACTTACAATAGGCGCAGATAACCAAGGTTATGATGTAATATTTTATGGAGACACTGCCAGTTCAAACATGACATGGGACACATCGGAAGATGATTTAGTTCTAAATGATGCACGGTTATTTATTGACCAAGATGATGACGCTGGTGCTATCAGGGTCGATAGTGAATCCGCAAGTAACGATGCTATAAAAATTACAGGTAAATATGGTATACAATCCATACAGGATGTCAGTGGTGGTTATGCTGGTTTTTTTACTCGCAATATTGCAGAATCAGGTTCGGACCCATTGGTTACTATGAGAAACGACCATGCGTCAAATACTCAAGTAACATTAGCGATACAGCAAGATGGCCCAGCTATTGCGGCTTTAATTGATTCTAACCTAACCGCTACAACTACAGCTACAACAAGAAGTTTACATCTTGATTTTGATGCTACTGGTATAACTGCATCTGGTCAGACTGCTACTAATATCGGTCTTGATTTAGATATGAATAGTGACTCGCCAACAATGGTGGGTACTGTTAATAATACTGGTATTGATTTAGAT